GGTTGATAGACTTATACCTGTAGGACAAGCAGAAGAGTATGCACATTACAACTACAGAGCAACTAAAGAAGTGTATCACATGGATGGTAAAGCACCTACATTACTTACCATGCAAGGTGGTAACAGAGAACCAAAGGTTGCAACCTATTCACCCAAAGGTGGTAGGATTGTTAATCGTAGGCTAGATGCCAATGGTGTACGTAAAGACTATCAAATGGATTTACCTTTAGAACCACAAGTAGAGGTACGTAGTGATGACAAAACTAATTGTTTAACTACTGTACAAAAAGATAATGTTGTGGTACAAGGTATGACATGGAGAAAGCTAACTCCTGTAGAGTGTGAGAGATTACAGACTCTGCCTGACAATTATACAGAAGGTGTGTCAAAGACACAAAGATATAAAATGATTGGCAATGCGTGGACAGTAGATGTGATTGCACATATACTAGGAGAAATGTTATTGCCTAAAAAAATTAAATCAATTAACTACGAGAAAGGATATTTTGTTTATGCCTAAAAAAGTTAGACCCCATTGGGAAGTTATGTCTGATGATTCATTCAACAAGACATTAAAATTAATAATAATAATATTGTATGCGTATGCAATATTTGAAGTAGCAAAGGAGTTATTATCATGACAATGTATAGATTAGAAATGAAACCTTGTGTTGAGACAGATTCTCAAAGTGAATCATCAACAAGTCAAAGAAACTTGGATTACATACAAAGAAAAATAAATGCGTTTAAGGATGGTGCAATAGATGGGTTTATTCAAGGTATGAGAATACCTAATCACAGAGAGATGCATTATTATAATCAAGGCTATGACTTTGGTGTTGTGTTATACAATAAACAACAGGAGGATAGTGAATGAGAAAGTTAATTTATAACATATGGGATTCCATCATGAACTATGAACGCAATCCCTTGCGACATATACCTGACCTAAATACTAGGCACATGATTATGCAAGTGTTGGCATGGATGTGGTGCATTGCATTCTCCATGTACTTTGGTAGTATGTGGATGTTTGGGATAACTGCGATTGCCCATGTGTTTATATTAGGTGCTATTGTTCTAACTGTAGCTACATTTGAAACTGCTAAAAGAAAGCCTACATTCTTTTTGAAGAAAGGTTATCACACACCTAGCAGAAGTAGATACATGTACTACAATGGCAAAAGATTTAAGTATGACCCAAATGATGTAGGAGGTGAACATGAATAATGACGATTTAATATGGTTAATATTAGGTGCTAGTTCAGTAGCATTTATATTTGGATATTTTGGTATAGGCTTATGAAAGTTAATGACTTATTAAAAGAATACTATTTATCGTTTGAATACAATAACTTACGAGAAGAAACTAAAGCACAGTATAAATACTTTTTAGGCATAGTTTGTTCTACAAGTGTGGTTGATGGCAAGAGTTTAGGAACGTATAAACTCTCTAGTCTAACAACTAAACTTGCCAAGTTGTCTTATAACAAATGGTGTGAGAGAGGTGTATCATTAGCTAATCATCTCATGTCTGTAATCAGAGTATTGCTTAATTACGGAATAAACATGGAGCATTGTAATATGAATCCATTTAGTAATATTAAGAAACGTGTCGTTGCACATAGAAAAGTTGTTTGGACAAAAGATGACGTTATCAGGTTTCTTGATATTGCATACTCTGACTTCAAGACTAGAAGTTTAGGACTGATTGCACAGATGGCATACGAATGGTGTCAAAGAATAGGGGATATGAGACTTTTAGAGTGGTCTAATCTTGATTTAGACGAACAACGTATGCAAATTGAGCAGTCTAAGAGAAGAGCAGAAGTATTTTTACCCATATCAGACGAGTTAAATGAAATGTTATTACAACAAAAGAATGATTATGGGTTTCAAAAGTATGTAGCACCTCGCCCAAGACCATTTAAGGGGTCATACAAGCCTTATTCACTAACAAAGCTACCAATCCTAGCTAGAAAGGTTATGACCTCTGCAGGACTCTCTAATGAGCTACGATTAAGTGACTTACGTAGAACAGGAACAGTTGAAATGGTTGATGCAGGTGTATCTATGGGTAATATTATGTCAGTTACAGGACATGCTAACCCACAATCTGTTAAACCTTACATGAAGAATACCTTTGCTAGTGCTAATTTAGCATTGCAAACACGTAGAGGGTTGACAGAATCTGAAAGTCATGATAAAAGCATATTAAATGCCAACAAGAAGGATGTAATATATAATATATGATTAATATATATGAATATGTTAAACAGTTAAATGTAGAGAATGGCACATCACAAAGGATGACATGTCCTATGTGCAAGTCATACAAAACATTTACTGTTACAAACAACATGGGTTCTTTACTTTGGAACTGTTATAAGGCATCTTGTAATGTCAAAGGTAAAAGTCGTGTTCATTTATCTGCAGAGGATATTCGTAACATGAGAGAAGTGTCCCAAGTTGGGACATCGTTTGAAATGCCTGAGTACATTACACCACGTAACCAAGACATAATGGATTGGTGTAACAAGTGGGGTCTAGATGTAGACGCTTTAGAGTTACAGTACGATGTCAAAGAACACAGAGTTGTTTTTCCTATCAAAGAAAATGGCAGAATTGTGGATGCTACAGGTAGGTCTATCCTAAACAAACTTCCTAAGTGGAAGAGGTATGGTTCTTCGGACTTGCCTTTTTCATTTGGTTGTGGTAGTATCGCAATAGTGGTTGAGGATTGCATTAGTGCAGGAGTGATTGGTAGTGATGTATATGTTGGGGTAGCTGTGTTGGGTACATCATTATTAGATTCTCACAAAACATTCCTGTCGCAATTCTCAACTGCAATAATAGCACTTGACCCTGATGCACTACCCAAGTCTTTTGCTTTTGCTAAAGAGTTACGTTCACATGTCAAGGATGTAAAGATACTAAGATTAAAAGATGATTTAAAATATAGGAGACAAGAAGACTTAAATAATTTGAAACTATTAACCCCAAAGGAGACACAGTTATGGAATTAGCATTACTAAGAAGTTTGATGGAGAAATCATTTTATGATGACCATCGTGGAGCAAAATGTCCTGATAGACTATTTGCCAAAGACAATAGAAAGATTAAGCAGTCTATTGACAAAGCCATGAGCACTTATGAAAGGAGTGTTACACCTGATGAGATTGAGGCTTTGTTCATGTCTAACAATCCGACACTTACGACTGCACAGAAACAAGCCTATTCTAGTTTGTTTAGACAGATTAGAATGGAACAACCTTTAGGAGAAGACATTGCACAAGAAGTATTATCAAAATTATTTCAACAAGTTGTGGGTGAGGACATTGCCAATATTGGCTTTGATTATGTTAATGGTTCTCATTCCTCTTTAGAACCTATACGTCAGATACTAGAGCAGTATGGAGATGACTTTACACCTAACCTAAATGTGGAGTGGGATGATATTGAGATAGATACCTTACTAGCCAAGAATGATTTAGAAGCACGTTGGACTTTCAATGTCCCTACTTTAACGAGACAAGTTGATGGTATAAACTCAGGTCACTTGATAGAGATAGGTGCTAGACCAAACACAGGTAAGACTAGCTTTCATGCAAGTTTGTTAGCAGGTCAAGATGGTTTAGCACAACAAGGTGCATCGTGTATTATACTTTGTAATGAAGAGGGTAGCCACAGAGTAGGTGCTAGATATCTTACTGCATCAACAGGTATGACTATGAGAGAGATAAAGGAGAATCCTAGTCGTGCTAGAGATTTGTATGCACCTATTAAAGATAATATAAAGATTAAAGATGCAACAGGTCGTGACATGTCATGGGTTGAAAGTGTATGTAAATCGTACAAGCCTGACATAGTTGTTCTTGATATGGGAGATAAGTTTGCACGTACAGGTGGCTTTGCTCGTACTGATGAAGCATTGAAAGCTAATGCAGTTCATGCTCGTATGATTGCCAAAGAACACAAGTGTGCAGTATTTTATATGTCACAGTTATCTGCAGATGCAGAGGGTAAAGTATTACTTAATCAGTCAATGATGGAAGGTAGTAGAACAGGTAAAGCAGCAGAAGCAGATTTGATGATACTCATTGCAAAGAATCCACCACAACAAGGTGCAGAAGAGGAAGACCTGCAAAGACATCTCAACGTGGTTAAGAATAAACTTACAGGATGGCATGGTGTTGTTCATTGTAACCTTAATTATAAAATAGGTAGATACGAAGTATGATTGAACAGTTTGAACTCTTTAGTGTAGTAGAGGAGATATGTGAAGATGGGTTGGTCTGCATCAAGTGTGATATAAGACAACCTATTGAAAACTTTCAACAGATGTCCTACACGAAGTCAGGAGAAGCAGAAATAAAAAGGACATGTAGGTCATGTCAAAAAGGACATAGGCAAGTTATTGCTACGTTAAGAAAACAAAACGTGTATCCTGACAAGAATTATTGTTGTCCTATTTGTAAAAGAAGTATAGAAGAGGTTAATAAGTATAATCAAAAGTTGTTAGGCACATGGGTTCTTGACCATTGTCACGATACAAATACTTTTCGTGGTTACATATGTAAACATTGTAATGATGGATTGGGTGGATTTAGAGATGACTTGACAACAATAGAAAGAGCAGTTATATATCTAAAAGAACATAAGGAAAGATTAAATGAAGTTAACGATTGATATAGAAAATACAGTAACTAAAAGAGATGGCAAGATGTATCTTGACCCATATGAACCAACTAATAAATTAGTTATGGTGGGTTGTCGTGATGACAATGGAAATGAAACTATATATGATATGGATAGTGGGTTTGTTGATATACAAGACATGTTAGATAAAGCTACAGTTCTTATAGGACACAACATAACATATGATTTGATGTGGTTGTGGGAGTGTGGTTTCAAATATGATGGTGTTATATTTGATACTATGTTAGCAGAGTATGTTTTAAGTAGGGGTAATCCTGAGAAGTATTCTTTGTCATTAGAAGCCTGTGCAGAAAGACATGATTTGAATACAAAGAAGCAAGATACATTAAAAGAATATTTTGCTAAAGGCATGGGTGTGGATGAGATACCAAAGGATGAGTTAACAGAATATTTAAGAGCAGACTTGAGAGCAACGCAAGAGTTATGTGATAGCCAATACAAACAATTAATTAGCACATCCCTTATGGATACAGTAATACTTACAAACAAAGTTGCTATGACTCTAGCTAGAACACATAGGAATGGTTTTAAGGTAAACCAAGATGTCCTAGAATCTGTAAGAAAAGAGTTTGAGTCTGAAAAGATAGACATAGAAAAAAGATTGAAGAAACAAGTTCAAGACTTGATGGGTGACACACCTATAAATTTAAATAGTCCTGAACAAATGTCTTGGGTTATATATAGTAGAAAGCCTAAAGATAAAGCACTATGGGCAAACGAGTTTACACCTTACATGGATAAGGATAAGTATAGAGAGTGTGTATTAGAGCATTCCAATCTTGTTTACAAAACAAAAGCTATAAAATGTAAAGACTGTTTAGGTGCAGGATATGTTAGGAAGACAAAGAAATCAGGAGCACCTTACGCAAAGCCAAGCAGATGCCACACGTGTAATACACAAGGATATTTATTTGAACCAACTAATAAAGTTGCAGGTTTAAAGTTCTCTGCACCTACTGCTAAATGGGTTAGTGCAAATGGATTTACTATAAATAAACTTTATCTTGATACATTAAGAAATGTAGCTAAAAGAAATAATATGAAAGATGCAGAAAACTTTTTATCTGACTTACAGAGATTGTCTGCATTGGATACTTATCTCTCTTCTTTTGTTGATGGTATCAAATCACATATAAAGCAGGATGGCATGTTACATGTCAGATTGTTACAACACAGAACTGCAACAGGCAGATTTAGTGGAGCAGACCCTAACATGCAGAACATGCCTAGAGGTGGTACGTTCCCTGTAAAGAAGGTATTTGTTTCACGTTGGAAAGGTGGCAAGATTCTAGAAGCAGACTTTGCACAGTTAGAGTTTAGGACTGCAGCCTATTTATCACAAGACGAGGTGGCAATAGATGAAATTAAAACAGGCTTTGACGTTCATGCTTATACGGCTTCAGTTATTTCAGCTTCGGGTCAGAGTACAACTAGACAAGAAGCTAAAGCACATACCTTTGCTCCGTTATATGGTGCGACTGGGTTTGGAAGAACAGAAGCAGAAGCGAAATACTACCAAGACTTCACGAAAAAATACAAAGGCATCGCACTTTGGCATTCCAGATTGGCTAAAGAAGCTCTAGAGAAACGTAGTATTACAACACCATCAGGCAGACAGTTTAGTTTTCCTGATGTTGAAAGGAGAAGAAGTGGTTCTGTATCACATTTTACACAGATAAAAAATTATCCTGTACAAAGTTTTGCAACTGCAGATATAGTTCCCCTTATTCTTGTTCACATGGAACAGAGATTAAAATCACTAAACTCTTGTATTGTGAATACAGTACATGATTCTATCGTGATTGATGTTCATCCTGATGAAATAAATAAAGTTGTATTTATAATTAAAAGTATTAATCAGGATATTACTAATATTGTGAATACACAATTTGGTATTGATTTTAATGTGCCTCTTTTGTTAGAGTCAAAGATAGGAGACAACTGGCTTGACACAAAAGATATTGCATGATATAACTAAGATTCTTTTGAAAGGAGTATGTAAATATGAATGAAGTAGTAACGATAAATACAGAGAGTTATGCATCTATGGCAAAGGCAATGGGTTTGCCTGTCAATAGTGGTGAAAGAAAAGTTAATGTTCTAAATAGATTTAGAATATGGCATGAGCCTACAATGGGCATTGGCACTGTGGATGGTAAAGAAGTTAAGATGGAAGTAATAAAAGGTGGATGCTACAGACTTGAAAAAGTTGGAGATGTTCCTATATATTACTTTGCAGAGAAAGCTAAGTTTAGACCTTTTTTACAGAGATTCATGTATAAGAGATATTATCAAAATGATAAGAAGTATTGTAAGTCTATAATGGCAGACACTTTGAGTATAGATTTAAAAGATGACTATGGTACTTTTAACTGTGGAAAACCTACAGGTTATGTTAAAGATTATCAATCTTTACCTGAGTCAACTAAAAATATAATCAAAGCAGTTGATAGATATAGGGTTGTCTTTGGTATAGTTGAATTAGAAAAGCCTGTAAAGTTAGTTGATGGCAAAGAGGTACAAGAAGATTTACCACCTTTTCCTGCTATATGGGAAATGAAAGACAAGAATACTTTTAAGTCTATGGGTGAAATATTCTCTAAGTTTTCTAGGATGGAGAGACTACCACTTCAACATAATATTGAACTAGATGAATCTGAAGTGTTCTATACTAACAATGCAGGTACAGAGTTTTTTAAACCTACATTTAAAGTTGATTATACTACTAAGATGGATATATCTGAAGAAGACCATAAAACTTTTGGGGACTTTTTAGATTGGGTCAAAGCTCATAACGATAATATTCTTAAGAAGTGGGATGAGAGAGTTGCAGAGAAACAGGATGAAGTATCAGAAGAAGATGCAGAAACTGTTGAGCAGTTTATAGATGTTGAACTAGAATCTGATGAGAAGCAATAATCCCTTCAAAGCACATGGTATAAATTACCTTTCACCTAGCAGTATAAATACCTACATAAGTGATACACCTATGTGGGTGGCTAGGTATTTGTTTAAAGTTAAATCTCCTAGTGGTGCAGGTGCAGTACGTGGCATTGCATCAGAGTTTGTTTTAGCTAATAAATATAAAGAAGGTACATTTGATTATGACTTATTAAATATGAAGTTTATGACATTGTGTACTGAGTCTATGGTTGATTTAGGAGATAAAAAAACAGAGAAAGAAAGAGGTTTGCTAAAAGGTTTTGGAGAAGTTATTGATAAGAACTTTGATTATGATAATCTTGAGGACTATCAAGAAAAGGTTGAGGTACAGTTAGAAGATTTGCCTGTACCCATCATGGGTTACATAGACTTTAGATTTAAAGATAAAATAGTTGATTTAAAAACATCAACTAGAATGCCATCACAACCAACAGAAGCACAGAAAAGACAGATGGCACTTTATTCTATGGCATACCCTAATAATAGTGTAGATTTATTTTTTGCTACTCCAAAGGAGCATAAAAAGTTTACACTTAAAAACTTAACTTCGTATAAAAAACAACTTGAAAAAGTTGCCTATGGTATACAGAAGTTTTTGTCTATCAGTGATGATAAGCATGAGTTAGCTTCTTTTGTTTATCCTAACCTTGACTCTTGGATGTGGAATGGTAAGATGAAAGAAGAAGCAAAGAAAATATGGAGTGTAAAGTAATGTCAGAAAAAAAACTTGACGAACTGAAAGCTAACATTGAGAATATGGAAAAAGAGTTAGCCGAAGCTAAAACTGCCTATCGTGAAATGAGAACGAAAGGTTTAAAAGATGCTATGGAAGCTAAGAAATTAGCAGACGAAGCAGTAAAAGAAGAGCTAAAAGCATTGGGTTATACCTATAATACTAGCTCATCTTATAAAGAATGGAGTCCATTTACAGGTTGGAGAACCTTCCTGTAGTGACACCACATAAAGCATATCGTAATGCTTTGAAGCATGGGTATAGGAGTGGATTAGAACATAAGTTATCTGTCTATCTTAAAGAACGCAAGTTCAAATTCTCCTATGAAACTATAAAGATAGAATGGGAAGACTTATCTTATCGCACCTATACCCCTGACTTTATATTAGACAATGGTATAATAATAGAAACCAAAGGTAGATTTCTAGCCTCTGACAGACGTAAACATTTAGCAATACAAAAGCAACATCCTAAACTTGACATTAGATTTATTTTCACTAATAGTAAAGTTAAGTTATATAAAGGAGCAAAGTCAACGTATGCTCAATGGTGTTTAAAATATAATTTTAGATATTATGACAGAATAATACCTGAGTGTTGGCTAAAAGAAAAAGGAAAAAACAAACATCCTATATTCATAAAATTTATAGGCAAGAAAGTGAGGAGATAAGTATGGCAAAACAATTTAATAACAGAGGTAATCATTTTTTCATAGAGGTAATACCTAACATAGATGAAAAAGGAAAATGGGAAGGACAATATCAATTAGCTATTCAAGCTAGAAGATTAAATATAGATGATGATAGCTTTTTTGCATTAGAAAATGTTTGTCAGTTGGCATGTGCATCATTAGCACTCATGGAAGATGACCCTCACTATAGAACTAAAGTAGATGAATTTTTACATAAGCCTGATGATAGTAGTGCAGTTGATGATAAGAAAAAGAGAACTGTTGACAAAATAAAGGATAATGTTATAACTATAAACTTTACTAAAGGAGATACTTAGTGGGAGAATATAGAGAATCATTAAGAAAAAAATTTAAAGAGGTAGGAGATATGATAAGAAAACAAGCACAAGAACAGTCAGACCACAAACAAACTTTGGACATGGTTAATAGTCCACCACACTATAATAAAGCAGGTATAGAAACTATAGATGCTATAAAAGCTATGACAGATAAAGGCTACGAATATTATTTACAAGGAAACATCATGAAATATTTATGGAGATACAGATATAAGAATGGTGTAGAAGATTTAAAAAAAGCACAATGGTATCTCAACGAATTGATTGATGAGTTAGAAGATGACGATAAAACTTAAAATTATGATGACAATACATGTTGACGAAGAAGAATATCATGTTCCTTCAGATAACAGAGTAGATGAAGAATTTGAAGACCACATAAAAGATTTTATACATGAGATTGATGGTGTCATTATTAGACACATGAAAGTAATACAGGAGAACAAAGATGAAGAGTAACTATTTACCAACAGACTATCAAAATTTTATAGCTCTATCTAGATATGCTAGATGGAAAGACGATGAGCAAAGAAGAGAAACTTGGAGTGAAACTGCAGATAGATATATTGATTACATGAGTAATCATTTAAAAACTAAACATGGTTATACATTAACTAAAGCATTAAAAGAAAAAATAACTGATGGTATAATATCATTAGGAGTTATGCCAAGCATGAGAGCATTGATGACTGCAGGTATAGCTTTAGACAGATGCCATGTAGCAGGATATAATTGTAGTTACATACCTGTAGATAGTCCACGTTCATTTGATGAATGTATGTATATACTTATGTGTGGCACAGGTGTAGGCTTCTCTGTTGAAAGAGAAAATGTAGATAAGTTACCCATAGTTAATGAGCACTTTGAAAAAAGCACTACAGTAATTACTGTTGCAGATAGCAGACCCGGATGGGCAAGAGCATTACGTGAATTGATTGCTATGTTATATGTAGGACAAATACCATCTCTTGATGTATCACAGGTTAGACCTGCAGGTGCAAGATTAAAAACATTTGGTGGTAGAGCATCAGGTCCTCAACCTTTAATTGACCTATATAATTTTTGCATAACTATATTTAAAAAAGCATCAGGCAGAAGATTATATCCTATTGAATGTCACGACATTATGTGTAAGATAGGAGAAGTTGTAGTTGTAGGTGGTGTTAGACGTTCTGCACTAATTAGTTTATCTAATCTTAATGATGACCAAATGAGACATGCAAAGTCAGGTTCATGGTGGGAAAATGAAGGACACAGAGCATTAGCTAATAACTCTGTAGCTTACAAAGGTAAGCCTGATATGGGTACATTCATGAGAGAATGGTTAGCCTTGTATGAATCTAAGTCAGGAGAACGTGGTATATTTAATCGTAAGTCTGCCAAGAAAAAAGTAGAAGAGAATGGTAGAAGAGATTCTAATTATGCTTTTGGTTGTAATCCATGTAGTGAGATTATACTCAGACCCTATCAGTTCTGTAATCTTACCGAAGTTGTTTGTAGAGAAGCAGACCACCTAGATACTTTGAAAGAAAAGGTTAGACTTGCTACCATACTAGGTACGTTCCAATCCACTCTTACAGAATTTAAATATCTTAGAAAAGTATGGAAAGAAAATACAGAAGAAGAAAGATTGTTAGGTGTGTCTCTTACAGGTATATTAGATTGTTATCTTCTTAATAATGGCACTAAAGAAGCTATTCAAAGAATATTATTAGAGTTGAAAGAGGTTGCAGTAGAGACTAATAAAAAGATTGCTAATGATTTAGGCATACCACAATCAACTGCAATCACTTGTATCAAGCCATCAGGAACTGTATCACAGTTGGTAGATAGTGCATCAGGTATTCATGCTAGACATAATGATTATTACATTAGAACTGTACGTGGAGATAATAAAGACCCTCTTACACAGTTTATGAAAGAAGCAGGTATACCTATTGAGCCTGATATAACAAAACCTGATAGCGTTTCAGTATTTAGCTTTCCTATGAAATCACCATCAGGTGCTATCACTAGAACTGAGATGACTGCAATAGAACAGTTAGATTATTGGTTAATGTTCCAAAGACATTGGTGTGAGCACAAACCATCTGTTACTGTTTCTGTAAAAGAAGAAGAATGGATGGATGTAGGTGCATGGGTATTTAAAAACTTTGATGAAGTGTCAGGAATATCCTTTTTACCTTTTAGTGAGCATACTTATAAACAAGCACCTTACCAAGACATAGATGAAAAAGAATATAATAAACTTATGGAGTCTATGCCCAAGTCTATTGATTGGAGTAAACTTCAAGATTTTGAAAAAGAAGATACTACAAATGGTAGCAAAGAACTTGCATGTACTGCAGGTGTGTGTGAGGTTGTTGACATTGAGGCTAGTTAATGGTATAGTCTTGATACCTATCCTCAGTTATCTGATTACATTAGTGTTCTCAGGTTTCGTGGGTAGTGAGGCACTTGAGGGTAGCATGATTGAAGAATACTTTATTTGTGTTGCCCTTTTAACTTTAACTTTTATTATAAAGGAGATATTACATGCGAGATATAATGTTAAATGCATTAAAGTCCTTCTACGTAGGAAACATAAATAGACATATAGCAAACGTAGAAGTTTATTTAAGAATGACTGTAGGTATAGGAGAGCATTCTGATATACAAGAAACTATTGATAAAGAAATAGAAAAGATTGCTCAATTTGATGACAGACTAGCAATGGTAATGAAATATTTTGAAAGGAAACAGGAAAATGAATCAGAGAAAGAAGAGAAGAAATCCGAATCTAAGTAAATATGATGCACCCTTACGCATTCAATTTGAAAGAGGTATAAATGCTTTTAGAGGTAAACAATACATTAGAAATGTAAAGGGTAGTAAAGTAATAGCAACAGTTAGTCCTTACAACTTCAACACCATGCAACATAGAGAATGGCAAAGAGGATACAACTTTGCTTATGCAAAACAGTTGGAGAAAGTAAAACGTGAAGAGACTAGAAGAAGAAGCAAAGAAGTTTATGGAAGGTAAAGATAACACTCTTGATAAGAAACTAGAGGAACTAGTTGAAAATACAAGATTGTTAAAAAGTTTATCTGAAGTAATTTTAAAAAAAGCAAAGGAACTAAATGCAAAAAATAACACCAACACATGACCTATCGTGGTATCTAAAATGGTCAGGTTCATTCTTAATCATGTCAGGTATTATATGTAGGTCAGTTGGTGTGTTACCTTTGTATGACCTTATTGCATCCTGTTTAGGGACAGGATTGTTAGCAGGTATGGCTTACCTGTGGCATGATAGGGCATTACTTATGGTAAATGGGGTAGCATGTGCAGCTTTAGCTATGGGTATTCTGAGGCATTTGTTTGGTTAAACTAGCACAGATATTTTGGTATAGTCTGCACATTGTTACTTGTTTATTTATTATTGTAGGCAATGGTAGATTGTTAGGATTGTGGTGAATTATTTTACTCTTTAAAAAGTTGTTGTTGTTTTTTTGGTAGAAACTTTCTTTTTAGTTCTCCTTCACCTCTTATCTTAGATGCCTCTTTAAATATTTGAAATAATTCATTATAATCATAGTAGTCAATTTCATAATCACGAACATTTAATTCTTTTTCTTTTCTAGCTTTATATAATTTTTCTGCAGACATTCTAGAGGTAGGACTAATTGATTTATACTTTATCAACATGCCTAATAACTCATCTTCATTATTTATTTCTGCTTTAGCCTCTGCTAGAGCTTGTTTCTTTATACTTTTTATATAAGAATCTACTGCACCAACAGCTTTTCCATAATCAAATTTACCATCAGTTTTATAAGCATCATCTGACTTTAATGTAGATAAATAGTATGTCATTTCTTCTTGTAAAAAGAAAGCAGTATTTTTATTAGCTAATCTATTTATAGTTGGCATGGCTGTTTTAGACATAAAAGCATCATACCCAAATCCCATTCTACTAAGTTCTAATATATATTTAGGGGGTGTTCTATTTAATGTAGCACCAAACAGAACTTTCATGAATGGTAAAACTCTTTCAGGTATATCTGTGATTCTTGGGTCTCTTCCAAAAGGGACATTAGGGTCATCTGTAAAAGCATCTATTCTTCTTTTTATAGGTAAACTAAATTCTTTTAAAAAAGCATCTAAACTTTTCTCTATATCAAAACCAAAATAGTAGTCAGTGAACTCATCAAGTTTGCCACCAAATCTTTGCTCATATATAGGGTCTTTTTTATAGTCTCTTCTCCTGTCTGATTCACCTGTTATATCAGAGAATTGTAAAAAGAATTGACCATAACCTGACCATGCCTCACCTAAAGTTCTACCAAGACCACCAAAAAAACTATCTCTTACTCTAGCATCTCCTGATTGAGCAAGTTTAAGAAATTCACCTATAGTTCTATCTATTGATGTAAATGACCTAAAGTTAGCTCCTGATACACCTTGCCAAAAGTCTCTAGCACCTACACTAGGAACACCTCTTTCTGCTCTATGCATCATTTCTCCAAATAAAAGATATGGTGTTATAATAGGACCAAACACTCTCATATCCATCTCTGTACCTTTGCCTGTATTTAATGTATACCATTCAGAACCTGCTATACCATTTTCAGGGTCTCTTAGTACATAACCCATTGGCAATAATATTGTAGTACCAACTATGCCCTCTGCCATTTGTTTGTAAGCACCATCATCTACTTTTTTAAACCCACCTTTTCTAATAGCCTGTGACATAGTTCTGTAAGCACCTGTCATAGCACCTGTAACGTTATAATTATATGTCATTTCCATTGCTTTAAACATAAATCTAGGGAATGGAGCAAATATTGTAAGGTATTTAGTCATAAATTGATTAGCATCTTGAAAAAGTCCTAATCTAGGTTGTGCAGCATAAGTAAAATCTAAAGCGTCTTCTACCCCTTTTGCCATCATCTCGTTATCAACGTACTTTAAAAAAGTACCTTCTTTCATTACATTAACAAGATTAACGTCTTTTCCATACTTATTTATAAGTTGTCTTTCTATTGATGCATTAAATGCACCTCTTCTAAAAAGTGATTCTTGGAATCTATTAAATACATTAAAGTGATGTATTAGCATTTCCCATTTATCTAATGTTGAGTCTACTATGTTACCTCTTTGTGGGTCTAGAGCTTCTGGTGTTTTTGTTTTCTTACTCTTTGCATCAACTCCTGATACTCTTGACAACGCATCTTGATTAGGATTAGCTTTTCTTAACTTATGTCCTACTTCACTATAATTGTTCCACATTTTAGCTTTGGCAAAATCAAAATTATCTAATAAAGCATTTGATATTACAGTTGAATCTTCTAAATTTGTGAAAGTATATTTTAGTTGAGCTAAACTTCCTCTAAGACTAAACTTTTTATTAGGATTTAATACACTCTCTAATGTATAGATAAGACTATCTATAGCCACTCTAGGTATCTGTGCCAATGCGTTTCTTTGTGCAGTAGCTATACCTGAAACTAGTGTAGCTCTACGTATATTTTCAAATCTATAATATAACTCTTTAAATCTATTATTTACTGCTATTTGTGCCTGTTCCTCTGCAACCTCTTCAGATGTTTTTAATCTGTTAGCTTGTGCTAACTTTCTAGGAAGTTGAGATACTACACTTAATTTTTTACCTGCTCTACTAATTTCTGATAACATCATGGCAGAAAAATCTTTATTTGTCACTCCATATTTAGCCAATATTTTTAATGGTAAATCTTTGTTAACAAATCCTTTTTCATTCATTAGTATTTCAAAAACTCTTTCACTTATTCTTTCATCTTTTCCTAAAGGTCTGAATAAGTTTTTTAATTCTGCAGTTCCTTCTTTAATGTATTGTGCTTTGTCCATGTTTAAGGTTCTAGCAATACCTTCGTCAATATCTAAAAACTCTTCAACATTAGCTCTGCCTCTTTCAAAAAGTTCTCCAACACCTGCTAAAACTCTTTCATATGTATTTAAATT